TACCTCAGTACCTACTACTACTACATTTAGATATGCTAAGACTGCAACTAACGTAGCATCAACTGCGGTATCTCCAGTAGGAACTGGTATTGCTGAGGTTATCCACTTTATTGATTACAACTCTGGCACAGACTACAAAGTATACGCCATCTGTGATGATGGAGTCTATGCCTACTGGGTTACTAATGTGCTTAACGCTGGAACCCCAAGGCTAAGAGTATACAAGAAACTACTAACTGATGATAGCTCTGTATCACCTACTTTAATGATTAGTGCGAACGGTATTACTGTAGATAACGCTGTTATTGAATACACCAAAGAGCGTTTAATTATGGCAGTCAATGACAAGATCTACGAGTTTGCCTCATCTGCTACAACACTACCTACTGCTGTGTATTCTCATAACGACCCTGATCATATCTTTACCAGCATTACCTCCTCAGGTGTTGCTATTTATGTAGCAGGATATAGCGGTATTCAATCTAATATCTATAAGTTTACCCTTACTACTGCTGGTGCTATGCCTGCTCTTACCTCAGCTATTACTGCTGCTGAATTACCAGTAGGAGAAGTAGTCCATAAGATATTTTACTACTTAAACTATATGCTGATTGGTACATCAGAAGGTGTACGAGTTGCCATACTAGATGATGCAGGATCTATTAACTACGGGCCACTGGTGTTTACATCTGATAAGCCTTGCTATGACTTCGCTGCTAGAGATTCTTTTGTCTGGTGTGCTACTAGCGTTGAAGATCAACCTGGTGTTATCCGTATGGATCTTGGTACACAACTAGGACAGACTCTTTACTTTGCCTACGCCTATGATCTATACGATCCTACTGTTAACGACAAGCCAACTACAACCTGTGCCTTTATGGGTAATACATCTCGCTTGGCTTTTGTCAGCTCTGCAACTCCAGCCTCAGATGGCAAGATCTACATCCAATCAGCTACCCGTGTAGTAGCAGAGGGAACTCTGCGTACTGGTTATGTACGCTATAACACATTAGAGAATAAAGTATTTAAGTTAATCCAAGCCCGTGTAGATAATACAAATGGTGGCTTTGGTATTGACTCTATTGATGCACAAGATAACTACTATCGTATTGGAACCTTTACGCAAGGTGAGAACACACCTGAGGTTAACGTTAACTACCCAACCACTGCTGAAGAGTACTTAGGATTTGAATTTACTTTGACTCGTTCAACATCAGATACCTCAAAGGGTCCTTTGTTTACTGGTTATCAGATCAAATCACTACCTGCAGTTCCTCGTCAACGATTGATCCAGTATCCATTATTCTGCTACGACCACGAGAGCGATAAGTTTGGTGTTGAGTCTGGCTATGAAGGATTAGCTTATGATCGTATGTCCTCATTAGAAGCAGTAGAAAATCTAGGAGATACCATTAGAGTAGAAGATTTCAGAACTGGTGAATCATTCATTGGTTTGATTGAAGAGATGGACTTTATTAACAAGACACCATCAGGCCCACGTTTCTCAGGATACGGCGGCAACTTAATAGTAACTATCAGGACCGTATAATGTCACCGAATGAATGGGCTGGATTAACTGTATCTGTAATAAGCATAGTTGGTGCATTAGCAGTTGGAGTAAGACACCTTGTTAAGCACTTCTTATCAGAACTTAAACCGAATGGAGGCTCAAGCCTCCGAGACTCCGTTGATAGATTGGAGCGCCAGGTTGAAGAAATTTATCGCATCCTTCTTAATCGCAACTAGCGTTGCCCTATTAACAGGATGTGGCTATCAGGGTTGGATGAGATACCCCTGTCAAGAGTTTGAGAATTGGGAAAAGCCTGAGTGTAATCCACCTCAGTGTTTAGCAGTAGGACAATGTACAAAAGACTTGTTGCCGGAAGGATATAATGACACGTCAACGATTAAGCGCTGAAGAGTTACACGCTAGGTTAATAGTATCTATTGGAATCATTCTAGCAATTGTATTTGCTGGATCAGTATTCGCTTTACTGTATGCGTTCTTGTTTATCACTCAACCTTTAGGTGAGCAAGCACCAAATGATAAAGCTGCTATTGATCTAGTATCAACCCTGTGTGTGTTCCTTACTGGAACCCTTGCAGGAATCGTATCTGCCAATGGACTAAAGAGTAAGAAGAAGGATGAGGATGTCAAATGAAACCTCTTGCAAAGACAGCAACACCTGCTGCGGTGGCTGTACTACGTCAAGCAACAGCACTGAAACCGTTACGCAACAAGATGTCGGATGGACTATTGCCATCGGCAGCCCATTTAAAACAAAGTGCTAACTCAGATCACAACACTGGGTTCGCTGTTGATTTAACTCACGACCCTAAGAATGGTGTTGACTGCACTATAATCTTTGAGAAGTTAAAAGAAGATGCACGAGTTAAGTACTTGATTTTCCAGGGACAGATTTGGTCTAAGGAAAAATCAAAAGAAGGCAACCGTAAATATACTGGTAGTAACCAGCATAACAAGCACCTTCATATATCTATCAACGATGGTTCTGGAAATGACACTTCTCCTTGGTTCTGGTGGATGAATCAACCTAATCCAGTAATGGCATTAGTTGCATCTATTGCACCAACACCAGCTAAGAAGGCTTATCCAGTAGCACCAACTGCAGTTTGCACCTGTTGCAAGTTGCATAGCAAGACAAAGTAAAGGAGCAATAAATGAACCCACAGTTCAAGCAAGTAGTTTTATCTTGGTTCCGAGCATCAGCAGCAGCAGCAGTTGCACTGTATGTGAGTGGTATTCAAGACCCTAAGCAATTAGGAGCAGCAGCATTAGCAGGCCTAGCAGGACCAGTATTGAAGTGGTTAGATCCATCAGCCGGAGAATTTGGCAGAGGATCAGAGTAATCTAGTTTACTGCGAGGCTACACAAAGGCTCATCCCGAAAGGGATGGGCCTTATTTTTTATGCCTAAAAATCCCTACTAGGATCATCTATTGGACAAGGAACTGTGATTAGATTTCCACAGTTAGCACAGGTTCCATCTAACATATACCAGCTAATCTCATATTGTGAGAAGGTAGCCATAATATTAAAGACCGTACAACCACAAGGGCAGGTATGTAATGGACCAAGGTTTCTAAGATCAGAGCCGAACTTTAATGGAATGTCAGCTTTAATTTTTGGCAGGATTGGTAGACGGAGAATCCGTCTGATACCATCACGCACCTTAGAGGTGCGTTGGTTCTGCTTTACCTCGCTCACGCTCGGTATTGTAACGACACTCTGGGCCTAGTACAAAGGATCAAGGACTTCACGGCGTGTCGTGATATACTTCTGCTAAGAGATTAAGGAGGGGTAATGACAACGCTTGTCGGAATACAAACCGATGACACGGTAGTGATGGCTGCGGACTCGCAGATCACTGAAGATAACTTACGCACTATCTCAACAGCTACACCAAAGATAGTTGAAGTAGGTAGATATCTAATAGGAATTACTGGTGATACTAGGCCAGGAGATATTCTTTCTTACAACTGGAAACCACCTACGTTTAAATCAACAGATGATCCAGTACAACATATGGGTAGGAAAGTTATTCCATCCATCATTAAAGCATTTACTGATGGTGGTTATGACTGGGCTAATGTTGATAAGAAGGATGGTGGCTTTGACTACCTAATATCTTTTAATGGAAACTTATTCCACATAGCCTGTGATATGTCATTCATTCAGAATGATTCAGATCTATACGCTATAGGTTCTGGTGGTCAGTTTGCTACTGGTTATCTATACGCTTGTAAGCAGAAAGTATCTGGTCCTTGGGGACTAGAACTAGCAGAGGATTTTGCTGAGGAAGCAATCCTTTGTGCGACACGCTTTGATGTAAACACTGGCCTCCCAGTGCAGATTGTAACTCAGGATAGAATTTAATTATGGAGAAGACATTACAGTTCGCACTTAATGAAGCATTAGAGAATGGTAGACAATCAGCTATGCCAGAGTTTCTAGAGATGGAACTTCGTGAGAAGATTGCACAAGATCTAGAAGCATTTTGTAGTGTAGGTCGTTGTGTAAATTATGAAGGCACTTGGATATGTTCACATTATGTTGATGCAATGATCGTTAGAGGGAAGGTAAAGGTTAAGAGATGAGTGATCCAAAGGAATTATTGCTAGAGGTACTACGAGCTAAGGATGCTAGTAGATCTCGCTCAACACAGAAGCAGATTGGTCCATCAGAGTTGGGTGGATGTCGGCGTAAGGTTTGGTATCGTCTTAACGATCAACCTGAAACCAATGACAATGAGATGAAACTCGCTGCCATTATGGGTACTGCTATCCACGCTGCTATTGAAGATGCTATTGGTGTTGCTGATCCTAAGGGTGAAAAGTACTGGGTTGAAACATCTGTTGAGTACAATGGAATGAAAGCACACATAGATTTATATATACCAGAAACCGGAGATGTGATAGATTGGAAAACCGTCAAGGTCAAAAATCTATCCTACTTCCCATCGCAACAACAGCGCTGGCAGGTACAGGTGTATGGCTACTTGCTTGATAAGTCGGGGAAGGGGAAGCCTCGTACTGTTAATCTTGTAGCCATCGCCCGTGATGGTGATGAGCGTGATGTTAAGGTCCACTCTGAACCATATGATCCAGCTATTGCAGAGGAAGCATTGAACTGGTTGGCTGCTATCAAGGAGTCAACAGATGCACCAGAGCCAGAGCGTGATCAAAGTTTCTGTAAGAGTTACTGCAAATACTATGATGAGTCTGGTGAGATGGGATGCGTTGGTCTAAAAAAAGAACGTATCGCAATTGACGAACAGGTCATTGCGGATGCAGATGTTGATAAGAACGCACTGCTTTATTTACAATTAGATAATAAGATCAAAGAGCTAGAGAAAGAGAAAGACTCTTTACGTACTAGCTTTGAAGGTTTACTTGGAACTACTGCTAGTGGTATCCAGGTAAGTTGGACAACAGTTTCCGGTAGGAGTACTGTTGACACAAACGAGGTAGAGAAGTTGCTTGGCTTTATACCAAAGAAGGAAGCACCCGATTCACTTCGTTTATTAATCAAACAAACTGGAGGAAAATAAATGGCTGCATCCGAGTCAACTAAGTTCCAGATTAACTATAAGTTATCTGATGGAACTCTTGTAAATATCTATGCAAAAGATCAAGGCGATCTTGAAGCATCATTAACTACCATCGCTGATCTAGCAACACTAGTATCATCAACTGGTTCATCATTGGGAGCATCAGCTTCATCAGGATCTGTTGCCTATGCTAAGGCTGCACTAGGTGCAACACCAGCAGCAGCACCAACTGGAGATACACCTGATTGTAAACACGGCTCTATGTCATTCCGTTCTGGCGTAGGTCAAAAGGGTCCTTGGAAGGGTTGGATGTGTGCTGCACCTAAAGGTGCGGTAGACAAGTGCGACACCGTCTGGGTTAAGTAACCCTATGCGGGTTCCCTATAAATATGAGAACCCATTATGTAGAGAAACTGCACCTGAGTTATTCTATCCGGACAAAGGTGAAGATAAAACTCACATAAGATTAGTTAGATCTATTTGTGGTAAGTGTCCCCATCAAGCAGAGTGTGCTGAGTGGGGAGTTACCAATGAGGCACACGGCATATGGGGTGGACTTGCCCCTAATGAACGTAGAAGAATCCGTATGAGAAGAAGAATCACATTGAAGGAAGAGGAAGTTGCTTAATTTATCTAGAGCGTGGAGTGGTACTACCACTAAAGCAACGCCATTACCTGATGTCTGGAAGCCACTTGCTGATAAGCATATTAGGTTTCGTAGAGGTCAAGTATGTATGGTAGCTGCTGCGCCTAACGCTGGTAAGAGTATGTTTGCTCTTATCTATGCAATCAAAGCAAACGTTCCAACTTTATTCTTCTCTGCTGATACTGACACCGCAACTGTTATGATGAGAGCAGCCGCTCACCTATCTAATACCAATCAAACTTTGGTGGAAACTAATCTAAATAATAACCGTAATTATTATGATCGCTTCCTAGGAGAAATGAGCAATATCCAATGGGTCTTTGATTCATCACCATCATTAGATGATATTGAGTTAGAGATTAAAGCCTATGTGGAATTGTTTGGTATACCACCAGAGTTGATTGTCATTGATAACCTAATGAACGTTGCTGCTGAAACTGATAATGAATGGGCTGGACTTAGAGCTATTATGGTGGAGTTCCACGATATGGCTCGTAAGACTGAGGCTTGTGTGTTAGTACTGCACCACGTCAGTGAACAGAGTGAGTATGGCAAGACTGATTTACCACCTGCTCGTAGATCCATTCACGGCAAGGTAAGTCAACTGCCTTCTTTAATACTCACACTTGGTTATGATCACGTTAATAGTCAACTGCGTATTGCACCTGTTAAGAATCGCTTTGGTCCACACACAGCCGATGCCTCTGATTGGGCTACGCTATTTGTGAACTATGGAGTCTGCCAGATGGTAGATCCAAGTGATCCTTTGGGTCGTATGTATAGGAGAGATGCGGTACTAGGTAATGTCGGCTAAGTACAATAAACAAAAGGGTGCTGCCTTTGAGATAGATGCTATGAAATGGTTTCGTAAGATGGGCGCAGTAGCTGAACGCTTACGATTGTCCGGCAAAGAAGATGAGGGTGATCTAGTAGTAATGATAGGTGGAGATACCTACATCTTTGAACTAAAGAATACTAAAACATTAGATCTAAAGAAGTTCTGGAGTGAGGCACAGATTGAAGCAGAGAATTATGCTAAGCATCGTGGTATTAACAAGCCTCTATCTTTTGTTTTATTTAAGCGCAGGAACGCACCAATAGAACAGGCTTGGGTAATCCAAGACTTACAACAATGGTTAGGAGAGAAGAATGACACCAACACCTGAGGGAATATTAACTACATCAGAGGTATGGGTAGTAAAGCCCGATGAAGATACAGTAATTCCAGCAATAGAAGAGCAAGAAGATGATCTGCCTAAGTTGTAAATCAGCAGGGGAAGAAAATCTTAAAGAGAGTTATACCAGAGCTAAGGCTCTACATAAGAAGTGTAAAGGAGATTGCTCTTGTCAGCACAAGACTGGGATCGGATGGACAAAAAGAGAAGGTTCAAAGGTTCCGTTGATGCAAATACAATCCCCATAGGAGAGATCATTTCCCACTATGGAGGGGAAGTAAGAGAAGGCAAGGCAGTATCAGTTAAGTGTTGTTTGCATAATGATAGTCGTAGGTCAGCAGTACTAAATACCTACGACAATCTTATGTATTGTCATACCTGCGGTAAGGGTGGCAACGCAGTAAACATTATTAGTATCAAAGAGAATTTGGAGTTTAAAGATGCTCTCGCCCGTGCAATTGAAATCATCGCTGGAAGCGGCGGTTCAGTACAACAAGGATCTAAGCGAAGAAGCGGTAGAGTTTCTCGCAGGTCGTGGGATCTCTAAAGAGGTAGCCGATAAACATATGCTCGGCACCATTGGTGATTACCTACCAGAGCATAGTAATCATAAGGGTTGGATATCAATACCTTATATCACTGTCCTTGGGCATTGTGTTGGCTTTAAGTTTCGCAGGTTAGATGATGGCAAACCTAAGTATGGCGCACCTACTGGGCAAAAGAGTCATCTCTATAATGTTAGTGATCTAATACTTTCATCAGAGTACATAGCTATCTGTGAAGGTGAGTTAGATACAATCATTGCATCATCAGTGCTAGGTCTACCTGCTGTTGGTGTTCCTGGAGTAGCAGCTTGGAAGCCACACTTTACTAAGATGTTTGCTGGCTATGGTCAGGTATATA